ATGCACCTTCTGGAGCAGTGTGAATTCCTGTAGCACCTGTAATTTTGTAAAAATCAATATCTTTCGATAAAAATTCTACGCCATTAGGGTTTGTAATGTCTTTACTTCCTGATATTACTGCCATTTTTTTTCTCCTTTTTTATAAATTTTTAACAATGTTCTGGGGTGCCCAGTAAGAACACCCCAAAAACCTTATTAAAGTTATTAGCGTGAATTACGCCGCTACTAGTGTAGATGCCGCTGTAACTGTTGCGCCTGATATGTCATAGTCATTAGGACCTACTGTGTCTAATGCTCTAAGACGTCTTTGTAAATCAGTTGCGTCAGTTTGCGAGTTGTCTACTATTACAGTCATTTTTCCACTGTTATCGTTTACAATGCTGTAAAGTAACGGTTGTACTTCACCAAGGATAACTTCAACTGCTTCTCTAGCCGCATCGTCTTCATTACGAAGGTCTCCGCCTGCGTCGATTACGAATGCACCTAGGTTAGCTGTACTTCTTACGCCGCCGTCAGTTGCAAAATTACCGAAGCCGCTTGTTCTTGCTAATTTAGCCATTTGTTGTCTCCCTTTTAAAAAATAGTAACTCCCTAAAATTCAACGGACAGGTTGGACGTTAGTTTGTTACCGTTTTATTAAAGAAAAGATTAACAATATATGTGAATGTGTTTGTATGATCACTTTCAGCCAATATTTGTATATTCTTTTCTCTGTATTGGCAGTCTACACTCCGTAGACTGTGTATTGCATTTATTTAGTGTGAATGGGTTGAAAATTGTGTGTTAATATTACTTTCTACGTGTTTTTAAGGCTCTTTGATGCAATCCTTTTAAAATTGCTACAGTTCCTGGACCTGCTTTAACAATATCGTCTATCATTTTAATTGCAGGAATATATGCACCAACTATTGTAGCAGGTATAGATTTTCCTGCTAACGCAAATTCTATAAATCTTTTTAATTGAACTATGCTTTTAGTTCCAGTAAGATATCTATACATAGCAAGATCTCTACCTTCTACACCTATATCAGGTACACTAATTTTAGGTTCATTATCTTTAACTAACCCTGTTTCTAAATTTTTATCTGTAATTAATCTTTGTAAATGTTGTATAATATCACTATTTCTTAATTTTGCTCTAGCGGCATGAAGTAATCTAGTAACTGCTTTTTTACGAGTTGTTGGAGTTAAACTAGTATAATTTAATATGTCTCTTCTAACTGTTTTATAGTCGCTGTTTCTAATTTTTAAAGCAGATTCTAAGTTAGCGAATAATTGAGTATCAGTACTTTGTGATCCACTTGCTATTTTTGATAGGTATCTGTTTAAAGCCATAGTAGGAAATGTAGTAGCTTTTCTTTTTGCCATAGCACTTTTAGGATCTTTTAATTTGTTCATTGCTCTTTCGTCACCTGTAACAAAGTATATAAAATTGTACAGGTCAGTACCATTCATTCTAAAATTTCTATAGCTAGAATAAGTTGTTGTATTTTTAGCATATGCTCTTGCAAAATGTTTGTATGTTTTATATTTGCTTAATAGTTCTAAAATAAGAACAGTTAGATATAATCTTTCAGTACAGTCTGTATAAGTCAATATTTTAGTGTCGCTTGAATTACGAGTCATTCTCGCTTCATATATTTCACTAATAAATGGAACTCCAATTGTGTCTAACATTAATTTAATACCTCATTTAAAGCAATTACCATTTTATCTCTTTTAGGAGATTTAAAACATTGTACAAGTTTTTTGTGGGCTGTAATATGATCTTCATGTGTCATCCATACTTTATTATCTTTTGCATCTATTCCACCAATGCTTTCTGGAAGAATCCAATGTTGGACTGTACTTTTACCTTTTCTTTTTTTAGGTAGTGTTTTAATCCAACCTCTATATCTGTCGTACTTTATACACATCTTTAATTTGCTAGTGCCACGTTTGCCGTAGGTCCTGTTTTCGGGCCACCTTTAATAGCGGAAGGTCCTTTCTTGGGTAATACGCCTCGAGACTTTCCAGAAGGTTTAGGACTCCAAAAACTAGGTTTAGGTTTCTTTTTCTTCTTGATTTCATCAACTTGTTCGTCCTGGGCACCACCATCATCTACGTTCATGTACATTTGTCCAAATAGTGTTATCATATCTGGTGATCCTAAAAATTTAGCAAGAGTAGTTGACCCTTGTATATCTTTAGTAAATCGTCCTCTTAAAGCTGGTTTAATGTCATTAGATGTCATTAAATTTCTTATTAGTTCAGCTTGGGCTACTGTAACTTTAAATTGTTTATTATCATCTGTAGTAACGGTGTCTACTGGTTTAGGATTACCTTGACTATCTAAAACTTTACCTAATTGATTGAATAAAGAATCTTGTTTAAAGTCCTTGTCGTATGCTGGTTCCTGATCAGCTGGGTCTCTAAATTCATTAAATCTCATATTATTCTCCTATCTTTTATTTATTGCTCTGTTAGCCTGAGTGAACCCAGATCTTCTAACTAGTTTTATACCGCCCAACACATAACCTTCTCCACCAGGTCTACCATTTATAGATGCTTGAACATCTCCAGGTGCAGTATCTAATTGTGTTATAATATTATCTTTAGCATTCATTATACCACTAACAGTATTCCAAAGTGCTACAAAGCCATTTATATTTTGTTTTACATATTCTATAATTTTTTGTTTCTTTGGTTCACTAACTGCACTAGTTAATAACCATCTAGAAAAGTCACTACCTAAATTTTGAAGTCCTTGATCAACCTTTGCGTTAGTATATGCATATAATATTTTAGGTAGATCAGTTAGTTTCATACTAGCTAATTTGTTTTTGTCTAATAAGGCATCTATTAAAGTAGCATTTTGACTTACCACATTTTTTATTTTGTTTAGTGCGTTGGTATCTACACCTACTTTCTTGTTTACAGTTGTTGGCGGAATTACAAATAAACCACGTCCTTGAATATATCTATCAAGTTCTTTAATTGGCATAATTCTTCCTTGTTCACTCATCATATTGTGAACAACAACACCTGCTTTGCTTTGCCCAATTTTTTTACCTAATTCACTACTAGCATCAACACTATATTCTACTACATTAGGTTTAAAAACATATCTGCCATTAGCTTGTTCTGGTTTTGCAAAATATAACATATCACCATTAAAGTAACCTTGAAACTTATTAGGAATTGCTTTTGCTACTGTATTAAAAATAGGAACAATTTTATCTGCGTAGGCTTTATATGAATTTGTTTTAGAAGGATTTTTCTTTGCTCTATCTTTAATCATTCCTTTTAAGTCAGCTGAGTTCGTTGCTCTACCATCATATCCTTGTGCGTGAAATCCACTTTTGTCTGTAAAAATAAATTCACCATTAGGATTTCTTCCAAACACTACTGCTGGAGAACCATCCCATTTAATTGTAAGGTTATTAGTATTTTTAGCTAATCCTTCTAATTGTCTTATAGCATTTAAGGCTCCTTGGCTACCATTCCAAAATACAAGGTCTTCGGCATGGTCAATTCTGCCTCCTGTTTCTAATAAAGGTGTTTTACAATTACCTGTAACTTTTTTAAACTCTACTAATTTCATAGATTAACCTTTGCTAATAAACCTTTAAACCAAACAGGACTTCCTTCGATAACGTGTTCAGGCATTGTTTTTCCTATTTTTGCAAGACTATCTCTAAAGTCTGCAACTAATTCGTTATAGTCAGATGCACCTCTAATCATTTTATGAATATTTTCTACACTATCAAGATCAGATCCTTTAGCATTTCTACCTAATAATAAACTTGCTATCTGATCAGGCTTTTTAGATACAGGTTCGTTTGTATCTCTTTTTAATAAACCGTTCTTGTGACTCCATTTATATCCTCGTGCTTTAGATATACTAGCAATGAATACGTGTCTATCCGCTCCAGTATAGTTGGAGCCTGGAGATGAGCCTTTCAAACTCCAGGACATCCAATTTGGGTCACCGAACATTAAGTCAGTTTGTACGAATCCATTTTTAACATCACCTTTAATAGGTGTTTTAAAATGAACGCTAATACCACTTTTCTTAAT